CAGGGTCTGTTTGATGGAGCGGTTGAGATTGAGCTGTCTAACGAAGAGGCTGGACACATCTAACCTGTCCACCCCTAGTGTCCAGGGTCAAATCCATTGCTATCACTAGCTTTTGGAGCGCCCTGGACACCCTGGACATCTATACGCGCGCGAGAGATGAACTGGACCAAGATTTTGGAGCGCTCAGGCGTCCCAGAACCACCCGGCTATCACGAGACCATTGCTCGCATCAAAGCCAAGCCAAGCAAACCGCGTATCAAACCGTCTCAAAAAAGTAAAAAACGTCCAAAACGTAAGTAACATCCACACATGAAAAAAGTTGAAACCCTTCTTCCAGAAGAGCTGATCGAAAAACTTTCTGCTGAAGCCAAACAAAAAGGCATTCACAGATCAAAGTTAATTCGTGAACGTCTTATGCAGCCGCCCAACCACTCAGGACTTACCACCCATGACTTTCATCAAACCGTTGCTAAAATTCGTCGCAGATATGGCTACGGTCTTGACAGGCAACAAACCGAAAGCATTGTCGCCGCTGTCTTCACCGAATTGTTTAACCGAAGCAAAAATGTCCAGGACCGTAAACTTCCAATTCTGTCAACTAACAAATGACTATGACATGCCTTTGGCTATTGTTCGGTTTACTGCTTACGATGACAATGACAACCTCTTGGCAGTCGAACAAGTAACCTACGAAAATAATCTTGATTACTTTCAATCAGAAGTATCTGCCGCTATTGATTGCGGCATAGATGTATGTATTCTTACCCCATACCAACTTTCTACTTTTAAATGGCTTGCGAAAGTAGTTGAAGCCTGAGGTAACGTTCCATCAAACCCTAATCGGAGCGATGGAGTGTGTCTCAACCTAAATCCGGCCGCCAGCTAATCCTGGAGCGTCTCCATAAAATCGTTTCCCTTTCCACTACAGCTGACCTTCAGAGAGCAGCCATGTTTTTGGAGCGTGCAAAAGAAGTTCGTAATGGCTCGCGAAACCAACGCACCAGCTCCCGAAAAGCTCAGGCAACCGCCTGGAAGAAAAAAGTCGATAACTCGATAACATGGTAAGGTTGCACCATTAGAGTATTGGTCGATGGCGACAAAACACGGCAATCGAGTCTATATCCAAGTTCTCCTAGAACCTTTCCGCGGCCAGTTGTTTCTCGATGAAGCCGCTAGACAAGAAGCCAAGCCTTCAGCCCTCATCAGGCATCTTGTCTACAACTATCTTGCTGAACACGTCAATGAAGAGACCTACTGCGACGCAGTTATAAAAGACAAGCAAAAATGGCAAGAGGCCGTAAATGCCAGACTTGAAGGACGCGCTGAGACTCGACGTTCCAAAATTACGTCAGATGCTCAGACTCAAGCTTCCCAATGTGATGAACAGCCTGCTTCAACAGAAGAGATTGATGCCAGTTCTGACGAGTAAGCGCCACGCATAACGCTTGCATCTGCCCTAAATCTGTCGCCTCCTGTATTCCTCTACACGTACATTCCAGCTTTAACCTTGATTCCAAACTGGGCTCAATGATCATCCAGTCCATCGGAACGCTCCAGTGACTGCAAAATCCTGCGTTCAGAGGCGTAAGGCTCTGTGGCATGGATTAAGTCACCTATAGCGGGAAACAGCCAGTCCTGCACCGGAAGACATTGTTTCCAATTCACTGGCTGCAGGCAGTTCAAAACGACTGTTGCCCAAAATGCTGCCAAGTAACTCCAGACGGCATAAAGGCTCATGCCACACTCGGCATCACAGTCAGATGGTTGTTGTAATGGCCAGTCAGCGCATAACTGGCTTGTGGGACGTTACTCATAAAATGGAACACCATCTGTCCAATCTTTAGTCCTGGCCATAATCTGATCGGACAGTGCCGACGCTCATTCTTTAATTCCAGTGTCAGCTTTGATCCGTGCCAGCCTGGATCGCACCAACCAGCAAGAAGATGGTTAAGGCCGTCTCTGGCACGCGATGATTTGAGTACAAACTGAGCACTGATGTCGTCGGGGAGATTAAACAGCTCACATGTCTCAGCCAAGCAAAAGTGACCTGGCATGAGCAGATACGGGTCATCTTCTGTCTTTCCTGAAATGTCCATGCGCAGCAAGTCCTCCTGATACATCGACTCGATCATCAGATGGTCTCCCAACCGCACGTCAAGACTGGCAGGATTCAGTAGCTCTGCGTTGAAAGGGACAACCATTTGGGTCTTTTCGCAACGAGCCCTGATCTCCCAGTCACACAGAACCGTCATATGACCCTAGAAAAGCCCACCTTACTGCTCATCAACCAAAATCACCCAGCCTGTCCGCGGACCTTCAACTGACCACCTGGGATAAAACTCAGACTGCCTAACGCGAACATTACGGCCTAGATGCGGGTTTTTGTGCCCACCTCTAACCATGTCAGGCAGACCACGCGGATCTTGCATGATCCATTCAGGATCATTGCTGTTCTTTCCGGCATAACCACTGATAACGCTCCAATGCCCGCAACCCATGCCATCACATTGAGGTGCTTCACCAAGTAAGACATCACCACGATGCAGCCATCCCACTAACACTGGACGCCCCATTTCTATTTCCATTTCAATCAAATCAGCATCGCCATCCTTGCGAAACTCAGCGTTTAATCCAAGGCTTTCCAAAGCTTGGAGCTGAGCCACAACGGAAGTCGTATCACCAAATTGACTGCGAATTCGATTGTATTCATCATCGCTGTCCACCTTTCGATAAAACGCAGCCACCATCGCCGCTGCCGACGAAAAGCATTCTCTGTAACCCGTTTTCGTTTCATTGTCATTTTGTGTGAAGTAGGGCATGTAGACCTCTTGGTCAATACCGCTCGCTTTCCATGATTCAAACCAATCGGCGTCCTCCGCCAGTAACTCCTCTGGCAAGGACTCCTCAAGTTCCTTAACAGCAGCCAGCTGATGGGGCGTACCACGGAAAAATTGGAAGAACGGCAGTAATGCAAGACCCATGAGGGCAACAAGCAAACCTAATCCGATCATGCCTCAAAGTTCTTGCAGTAGCGACCTACGTGTCTATTTCTCGACTCTTGTCGCTGGAAATAGGTTTTGCTTCACGAAATCAACCACTTTGTCGTCGATTGTGTTGTCTGTCGTCTTGCAGTAAGCCTGCAACAGCTCAACAACCAGTTTTTTGACGCTTTCAGACTGCAAGAACCTAAGCAGAATTGGACGGATCAGAAAAATCATGGAGCCATTGTGTCTGGCAAAAGTCTAATTCCGGTCCGTGTGCCCTTCCAGTCGTGCCACTGAACGCTCCAGCTCATTCAGCCTGGCAAAAACTTCCATGTCCTTCGTTTTGATGTCGTCGTGCAAAATCGTGAGGCGGCTTGAAAGGTTATCCACTGCAGCAGTCAGCCGTATCAAAGAGTCTTGCCCTTGCCTGCTTTGACGGTTCAAGCCAGAAACGCCCATGAACGCAGTGGTTATTGACGCGCCAGCAACGGCGGCCCACACTTCGATCATGGCACCACCTCGACAGCTTTCTCATCATGGCAGAGACCACAGAAAAGCAAGTGCAGGAACAAGAGGATTCCAACTCTCGCCTAGGCGATGTCGTCAAAATCGTTTTGCTTGGCTGGGCCATGGCAATTCTGACTGCAAACTACCTTGGCGTTTTCAAACAGTCCCTGGATCCAACGTATCCAGCCTCGATCCTCTCTGGTACAGCAGCATCCTTTGGCTTAGCCGTAGGCGGTAACAAGAAGAAAAAAGAAGAGCCTACAATCAAGGAACAGCCCACCACGGCAAAACCAAAATGAAACGCTTAGCCTTTGTATTCGGCGTCACATTGCTTGCCGCACCAGTGCAAGCCGACATAACGCATAAAATTCAATCCAGCGTTTCATTGTCAGTTGATGGGGCGGGATCAGTCGCAACACGTATCCCGTCAACAATGGCGGTATCTGGCAATAACGTCACTTTGGACACTGCTCCTGTGCTCGGCACACTTACTTCCGGCACTGCCCTTGGTTACACTCCTGGCGCCTATAGCATTACTACTGCTGGTGATGCTTTTAGTTACAGCGAAAGCTATACAGAAGGAGATGACGTTCCAGCAGTTCTCTCAACCACCGTCACGTCAGGAGTAGTTCCAGCGCTGCCAGCATTCGGAAATGTAACCACAACTTCGGGAGGAGTCGCTGGAACACTAGCGGGGACAATCGCAAC